AATTTCTGGTAAACCGATACGTATTTTTGTTCAACAGCCATTTCTTCTTCAAACTTTTTCTTTTCTTCTTCGGGTGACAATGAATGATTATAAATTTCTGGAAAGTTAAGCTCTTTTAATTTTTGCAATCCTCTCATCATCTCCGCATAAGCATTTCTTTCTTTTGAGTGCTTTTGGTAATTCACAACACCTGGTTGTTGTTTAGCTAAGAATTTAATCTCAGCATTTGAAAGTTGATACTTGATGCACATCTGAGCATCTATCCAGAAAGTATCAGCATCTCCCCTATGCCAATTAAAATCAGCTCTTTCTAAATCTAATAGCAAGTCAACTACCTCTTGACCACGGTTGCTTTCTAGCAATGAATTGCCAACTGGCTTAGTTGCCATAACCTCAGCAATCCATTCTAGCCAAATAGTATCTTCCATCTATTCCGCCTCCTCTTACCATCTCATATATAGATATTTCATATCAATATCTTGTTCTAAAATACACTCTTTCAATGACTTTAAAACATCTAATGCACCGCTAACTGTTCCCCATCTATTTTCAGGTTCATACTGCACATACTTTTCAGGGTACCGTTCTAATTCAGAGATACCGCGTTGAATGTTTTCAAAAATCTGAGCAACATTGTAGATAGTACCTTGTTTGAAATCCCAATTCATAGCAATCCTAAACATTTCCCCAAGATTGTAGGTCGGAGAACTATTTTCAGGTTCATCTATGCAAATATAATCTCCGCTTTCTATTTTTCCCAAGATTTCCAAATCATAACTCATCTATCCGACTCCTCCGCACTATACTGCAACCATACTAGGCATTCATATAGATCCCTTGCTTGCCTTTTGATGTTGCTTAATGATTGACTGCTCAATTTATCATCATTTTGTAAGACTTCTATCTTGAGATTTAAAATAATAGCAGTCAATTCTTTTTCTTTTTTTAAACTTTCACTACATGACATCACTCAACCTCTTGAATTTCCATACCAGGGCAATCAAACACCCAACTCATGTCATTTTCTTCTAGATCGGTTTTAGTATGATATTCTGAATAGAATACTCCATCATAGCTAGAGAAAATATAATCCTCATCTTCAGTGTGATAGTACAACTTTTGTCCACTTGATTTCAGAGTTACAATATATCGCTTCTCTTTATCAATCTTGTATCCGAAAATCCAAGCTAGCGCGAATGTTTCTTGGTGATCTAAGCTTTCGAAGATCCAACGATAAACGCTTTTGTTTTTTGCTTCTTCAGAACAATAGAGTGCGTGAGCTAAAGTAATTTTCCTGACTTTGCAGTATTCAATCCAATCCGCTACATCTTGTGGGATTGTGACTTTCTCCTGTTCAATCGATTTGTAAATGAAGTTCTCGTCTATACTTACGGTTTCTCCACTGACTAACTGAATTATCTTCTCTCTAGTTCTTAATGTATCGATTTGAAAACCAACTTCATATCCCTCGATAAACACTTTTTCTTTATTCATCTTCCCCATCCTCCATTTCTACCCCTAATTCAAGAAGTTCTTGCTTTAGCATTTCGATTCGATTCTGGATGGTTTCTGTGATTAGACTAGACAATATCTCATCTGCTTCGATTTCTTTTAAAAGAAATCCATAAGCAGTTTTAAGAATATAATTAGTCTCTTTCTTTGTAATACTAAGCTCATCCCAGCACTTGCGTTTAGTTTTTAAGAAATATTTGTACTCTTTAATCAAATGAATGATATGTCTAGCTTTGTTTAAGTCTTCAAGCTTCATCTTCACTAACTCCTTTTTCCTTTATGCTGCTTTTGATACTAATTTCGTTTGCTTCAACCATTCATTGGCTATGTCCCAGACATCGCTTGGGACATCTTCGTTATACTTTCCACGAAACTGGACTATCTTACCCTGCTTTACCTCAAGTGTGTAAAGAGGTGTTTTTGGTTGATTTGATAAACGGACAAACACTATCAAGGTGTCCCCTTTGAAGTGCTTATCTGTGTATGAGCTTACACAGTGATGTAATTTCTTCCCTTCGTAGATCAGTTCGGCCACTTTTATAGGAACATGGAATGCGTAGCCGTGGATGGTCCTATCCATTCCTTTTTTAAGTTTAAACTCAGCTTCAAGTTGCTTGCGTTTCTTCTTATCTTCCAGTTTGCGTTTTTCTTCAACGAATTGATTGTATAATCCGACTGTGTGATTGTGCATTGCCGTAAAATCCTTTGGCACAAGCATAGCATCGCCTTCAGGCTCAATTCCCATTTCTCGTAGCATTTTAAGATAATCAAGATACTCATTGAATTCAATGTGATACTTAATAACCCATTTCTGAAACTTATTGATCCCTACACCTTTCGGTATATGCTTGATGTCGTGGTAAGTAAGATAAGACTCAATACCAGGTACAAGTTGTCCATTCCGCTCTTTTAATCGACGGCTCAACTCAAATTCGTTAAAGCTGCGATTTGAATTCTTGAAAAATTGTTTGTTCTTTTGAAGCCACCTGCGGTTCAAGGTCCGCATATCTACGGTTCTTGTAAATCCAAACCTATAATTTGGATACATGATTTCGTTGGCCAACCTATAAGCATGAATTTTCTGAGCGAATTCAATTTCAAACTTGTATTTGTAAAGCCGTTCAATTTCCCAGTAATCGATGTATCCAAACTTCAAATATTTGAGCTCAGATACTTTTCTAAGTCTCTCAGCCCAATTGTTTGGATAAAAAATATTTCCTGTGTAAAAACCGCCACTAAAGAAATTGGCGAATAGATACGGATAAAATTGTCCGTTGAAATCTTGGCCAATCTTTGTGTGCTTGTCATTTTCAAAGCGCTCTAGATTAGTAAGTTGAAAATCGATAAATTGTTTCCCTTCGACTAGCTTCGAGCTAAATTCATAAGATTGAATCTCGATGCGTTTCGACGTGCTGAGAATGATTGAGAAAAAATAGGTCTTGTCGTAAAAAGTGAGCCGTGACGACTTTGTCAGTCGCTTTTCAATACAATGGCCAAGGTCTAAGTCTGAAGCGATTATTGTCTTGTCCTTATTGATCCATTTGTACGTTGTAATCCGCGAATAACACCATCTCCAAAAGTCTGCAGGTGGTTTTAAACGTCTATCAGCTTCTCGCTTGCATTGTTCATATTTCATTCGTCTAAGAAATCGAAAATGCTCATTTGCTTTTCGACTGCTCCTTTCTCTTTCTTAATTTTTACCGCATCAACTTTATTTTCAGGAGGATTTTTAGGTTTTTCTACCTTCTTCTTGACGGATTCAACAGGTACCTGCTTGATGTTAGATACTTGCGAATTTGAGATAAAGTATTCTCGAATCCATCTGAATACAGTAGCGTCATCTATACAAGCGACTCCGTTTTCGGCAAATTTACGGGCTTTTTCTTTTGCGAAACTTAGAGCGCATTTCAGAGAGTATCGCTCTTTTAAGATGCCTTCGAATAATTCATTGTCTTCCTGATCGCATATCCAATTATGAACACGGTCAAGTGCAGTATCATGTGGTTGGTTTAATTCCTCTAGCAACTTAGCTAGGGCTTTTTCTTTGATTTCATTCATTTTATTTTCAAAAAAATGCGACTG